CGGATCTCGGATCACTCTTTCGAGTGCTCGGAATTAACCGGGTTCTTGCTAAGAGTCTCCATAGTTTATTAACCTTAGGAGAGTCACGTGACTGCTTATGCCCCTAAACCTCAGAAACCAGCAACGGACCTTAACTCGTTCGTTGCCGGAATCCCGGTTACAGGGTATGAGTACAATCGTGACGGCAGTCTTCTATACAAGTATACCGAAGATGGTACCGCAACACAACTTGGTTGTCATCGCGAATACCATTCAGGTTATCCTGGGAAGAAGATTGGTCCTTCAACACTTTTCCGTTACCCCGCCGATTACTGGATTCAATCCGGTGTCTGGAGTGCGGATTATGGCGAAGAAGTCTTCGTCTTTGACGATGGCAACTTTGCCCGAAGATATACCGGTGGTTCTTCTAGAAATAGAATTACCGTTGGCAATACTTCGAAGTACTGGACTGGTTTATCGATGAACGCCATTCCGACGAACATCTATAACCGTCTCAGTACTGAAGTTATGTTGAAGGTTGGCAGTAAGAAGGCCAGTATAGGCCAGGCGATTGCTGAATCCAAAGAGGCGATACATTTGCTGTTTCACAGCGCTATCACTCTTTTCACCGCTTTTAAAGCTGCTAAGAAAGGCAACTTTAGAAAGGTTATGAAAACCCTTGGTGTTTCATTCCGTTCTTTACGGTCTAAGAGCATCGCGGGTAAGTGGCTAGAGTTACAATTCGGTTGGTTACCGCTCATGCAAGATATACATGATACGGCTCAACTGATCCAGAAGGGCTTTCGAGAGAAAACCCATCTGGCATCTAATATACGAGTGTTGAAAGACACTCAGGGTGATTCCCCGTATATTGATGGTAACTACGAGTTTCATACAGAAGGCTCAGCTCGTTATACGATGAAAGTCTTCTATGAAATCGATCCCTCTGTTCTTCGTCAACTTGGCGAAGCCGGCTTAATTAACCCGGTAGAGATCGCTTGGGAACTTGTTCCCTTCTCGTTTGTTGTCGATTGGTTCTTACCTGTTGGTAATTTCCTCGACGCTTTAGCCGCTCCTCTTGGAGTCCAGTTCATCGCGGGTTACTACAGTATTTATACTGAAGCAACTTTCCGGGAACTTTCACCGACTAACGCTCCTGCGTATTCTCATCTTCTTTCGAATTCGAGATGGCAGAAGTGCGAGTTGATGGGGTTCAGAAGGTACACTCTCGCGGGTTTCCCGCGAGCTGCACTTTACTGGAAAGACCCGTTTTCCGCAAACCATCTGGCCGATACACTTGCATTGGTCAGACAACGCACAAGGTGAGGCATATGCCCCAGCTTCAACAGACGGTCCTACTGGATCGTCGTTCTACCCCGGTGAGTCATACCTTCAACCCCCGTGACATCACGGGTGGAATCGGTACAGTCATCGAGTCCGCCGGTGTTCCTATTGGGAATAACCGCCTGTCCGTTGGTCTTTCGCAGGTCGCCGCAAGCGGCCGGTATAAGGCTACCGTTAAACTGGCTATGCCGGTTGTTCAGACTCAGACGATCAATGGGGTTGATACCCCTGTTGTTGTGCGGACGGCTTACGCCGATCTGCAGTTTACGTATGAGTCGGCTTCCAGCACCCAGGAACGGGATGATATCGTTGCACTTCTTCGTGCAGCGCTGGACCCTACAAAGGCCCTGATTAACGACGTAGTCGTTAATCTGCAAGGCGTCTACTAACTCATTCGGGATTAACAATCCCTAGGGAGAAAGTAATGCGTCATGCATTAATCATCACCTTCGCAGTTCCAATGGCCAAGCTTCTCCTTACGGGGATTCTTGAACTATTGGACCGCGTTCCGGACACATTCACTACGGGAGTACCCAGTGATGAAGGAAAGAAACAAGCCGAGAACGGCTGATGTTTCCTTGCCAACGAGTCTCACAGACTCTTTTATTGCTGATTTACTATTATTCCTTTCACAGGATGATAGCTTCTCAGCATCTTATCTCAGCGAACAGTTTCTTTCGAAATTTGTTACACTGGATGAGAGTGAGTCTACTTTGAGACGGACTCGAGCCATTGATAAATGGCTGAAGACCGAGTCTACCAATAGTGTTACGAACCATAGGATCATTAACCATGATCCTAGGGTTGATGTGTATCCAGGTGTCTCTGCAAAGAGACTCCTCGACCGCACCGCGAGCATTATTGCTCAGGTCCTACCTTGGACACCATCCTTGAGTCTCCGCTATTGCGGCTTCTCAGGTGGTGCTTCAACCAGTAGAACCCGGGTTCAAGGCCATCCAGCCTTGAAGTTCCTAGGCGAAGCAGACATTACGCGGATTGCTTATCCAGTGTTCCTCGATATGATTCGTGGAACAGAATGGGAAGCTATTTGTGGCGGATTGGAAACCCGTCACGTCCGTAGTAATGTTTTGTTTACTGTTCCTAAGAACTCTCTAATCGATCGGGTTGCTTGTAAGGAACCCGATCTAAACATGTTCCTACAGAAATCTCTTGGGACTCAAATCCGTCACTCCCTTAAAAGAGTGGGGATTAATCTCAATGATCAATCTGTTAATGCGGAACTCGCTCGCATTGGTTCTATTACCAATAGTCTTATGACTATTGATCTTAGTTCTGCTAGCGATTCAGTCTCAATAGAACTTGTTAGGCGTTTACTACCGCCCGACTGGTTCTATTATTTAGATCTATTTCGCTCCCACTATACAAATGTGGATGGCGTCGAGATCAAGACTGAAATGTTCTCATCGATGGGTAACGGTTTTACGTTCGAGCTTGAAAGTTTAATCTTTTATGCTCTTACGCGCGCCGTTGCTTCCTTCGATGGTGTTAGAGGTTCTATCTCCGTTTATGGGGACGATATTATCGCTCCCTCCGAAATTCAGAGAAATCTGTTTTCGGCCCTTACGTTCTGCGGGTTCACCGTGAATGAGGCTAAGTCCTTTTGGGACGGCCCCTTTCGCGAGTCCTGCGGATCGCATTGGTACGGAGGCGTCGATGTTAAGCCTTTCTTTCTTAGAAAGCCTTTCTCGACGGTAAGCGACCTTATACTCACACTGAACCAATTAATAAATTGGTCCTCACGGGTAATTGGCGTTGTTGATCCTCGTTATGAAGATCTCATCGTCAAATACTCAATGTATGTTCCAGATCATCTTTGGGGCGGTGACGATTTAACGTCTCGCTCCTCACTTGTTACCGGACACTCTGCTCGTTATGAGCTCGTATCCGTTAACAAACCTGTTCCACAAAACCATGTGGGCGGGTTGTTGTTCTGGCTTCATTCTACCGATGGTAGAAATGAACAAGGGTCGTTTACTACCGCTTCTTCGAGATTTCTGCATTGCAGAGCTCGAAGGCGGAATAGGACCAGTAACCGAGACTTGCCCCTCTTCCTTAATGGAGGAGTGATGTCCAAGTCTAGGCCGGCGGCTGCTTAGCCGTCGTTCCCCCCTATAGCACGGGGGTGGGTCGCATAATTAAGGAATTTGTAGCTCCCTAATTATGTGGTTTATCTTATGGAGTTTGCTTTGCTCCATAAGACCCGGG